TGCCAGCGAACGCTCCAGCGCAGGGATGGCGCTTTCTCCGTTGTTGTGGCCGTAGATGGCCACTACTGTGAGCTTGTCATGCACTGCCGTACATCCCGATCTTCTTGAGGTAGTCGGCCACATTGCGTCCTATCTGGGCTTCCTGCACCGTCATGTTGTCTTGGGCTTGGGAGATGTTGCGGGTGATCTTGGCCGCTATCAGCCGTGGCTGCACCTGCTCTGCAAACGCAACTGCTGCCAGCGCAGAGGCAATCACCCGATCATCCTTGGCCCTGCCTGGAGCGTGGATGGTGCCGTTTTCCCGCACGATCCCCTTCATCTCCTCCAGGGTGTCCATGCTCTTGATCTCCATCATCCCGCGCTCAAAGTAATCCTTCATGTAATTGAGCATCCGCTCTTTACTGGCGTGGGTGGTGACGTAGCCGATAGAGTTGGAGATGCCACCCAGCGCGTCATTACGCCGCCAGATGTAGTTGGTCATGCTGCCGAGCACGTCCAGCAAACCACGCCCTGTGGCGTTGTTCATGCTCACGGCCATGCGCTTCAGGTTCCTGATCTCGTTGATGACGGCCTGACCAGGCCCGTTAACTTCCAGGTTCAGCGTGGAGTTCTTGTAGGCACCTGCCAGGTGGGCGATGACCCAGGCGAACTGGTAGGTATTGAGTTCAGAGGTTGCGAACTCGGCCACCTGCTCCATCCCGTCTGCGTAGCAGCGGAAGACCTGGATGCAGAAACGGTCTGCCCAGTCAGAACTGCCGTAGGCCGGGTCTGCCCCGATGACGTAGTAGGCGTTGTCTACAGGCTCTTCCCAGACCTTGAGGACACCCAACCGCTCCGTGCTCTTCAGGACTTCAGTGTCCTGGAAGAGAGAGCCGAAGGCATAGCGGTAGTTGTCGGGCACCATGAGCTTGGAAGCCTTGGCTGCTTCTGTACACCGGGAGGTGGAGAAGAAGGAGGTGCCTGTCATCACGAAGGCATAGTCCTCCGTGGGCGGGAACTCCTGGTACATGAGCGCCTCGTCCTTGATGCCCTCGTGCATCTTCCAGCGCCACCAGGCCATCTGCCGGGAGTTGATCTCAAACCCGTACAGGCGCTTGATGTCCTTGTGCCACTCCTTCTCTTCAGGAGTCAGCTTGCCATCCCAGTACACCTTGTAGATGTTGCTCTTGGCGTCCACACTGTAGAACTCGTTACGCCACCAGCCGCAGAAGATCGCACGCTGGGTCTTGGCCCTCTGCGCCGTCTTGTACATATCGTGGAACATATTGAATCCACGGGCTGTGGACTCAAACAAGTAAAGCCGGTCAGGATTGTTCTCGGCTAAGGAAGCCAACAGGGATGCCAGACCCTCCTCGTCACCCCAGGAGCTTGTCTCCGTGCCGTGAAGGTAAGTAATTGCCTTGCCACGGCCCAGTGAGCCTTTAGCCCTCAGACCCGCCACCTGGTAGAACAACCGGCTTCTGTTCTTGAGAGACAGCTGGTTCCTGTTGTGCCCTATTGCCGGAATCTTGAACTCCTTGGGCAACCCATCCATGTACATGGCTAGGGTCATCCTGAACATATCCCGGTTCTCTTCCGTATCCGTCGTGAGCGTGCCCTGCAAACCCGGATGGGTGAAATGCCAATAAAGGTCTAGGGCTAGGGAAATGGTCGTAATCCCAAGCTGCCGACCCTTCAAGATCACAAAGAAATGCACATCCTCAGCCAATCCTTTTGCAATCTCATCCATCACATATGTCTGAGTGCCCAGAAGATTGTCCATCTTCCGCAAACCCTGCTCTTTAGTCTCAATCTTGAGTTCAGAGCAAAAGCTGTAGAACTTGGCTAAATCAAATTTCATTAAGGCTTTTCCAATACCCAATCCGCTATTGCAAGAGCCACCTTCCTATCTCGGGCAACCCTCAACAACTCTTCCCACACGATAGGCGGGTACTCCCGCTTCCACCTCTGCACAAGACGAATCTTCTGCGCCTTGCTAGTGCACATTAACGCAGCCCTGGTTTCCCGCTGCAAGCGCACCCGAGATGCGTAAAGCCGCATCTGAATATCCCGATATGTATCCGTCTCTGGTTGCATCCTCAATCCTGTCCATCAACTGCCTGACCAGCATAGACGCCATAAACAACCGAGCATCCATCACCTCCAGCTCAGCCCGTAACTCATCCTCTTCCATCCACAACCTGTCAGCGTTCATTCCCGCCTCCTATTCCACCCTCCATACCCTCAGCATCTCACCCTCACTCCTGGCCACAAACTTCTGACCCAACCGCTTCCCCGCCCTGTAATTCGCATTCAACACCTTGGCCCTGTGCTCCACAGGCACCACAAACGAATCCCCCACATCCATCTCCCCATACGGGTACGCAAACACCACCCTGGGCTTGGGAAGATCAACACCCTTGCTGACCTCTATCGCAGTTATCGTCATCTCTAACCCTCTACAAGTAACCACATCATACGAACAAAAAAAGGGCTACGCAAGGTAGCCCTAAACAACGGAGGAGATCAGCCAACTGCGTTGGCACCATAAATGTACTTTTTTTTTGGGGAGGAGAGATGTTGGGGTCACGCCAAACCCGACCCTCCGACCCATCTGCCTGGACTCTCTTTGGGTTGCGTGTGCTCAGCGCAGGGATGGTGCCCAGTCCCGAACCCAGCCGTGCCTACTCATGCACACGCCCAGCTCCTGAGCAGTCATGACAGGGCGACCCGGCCCCGTCCCCAAATGCTCAAGCCCCGAGCGCGGTGGGTGACACTCACCCGTCAATGCATCGACTTGGTGCAGTCTCTTGTGTACTTAAATGACACACACTCAAGTAACTTATTGTACAGAGTCTTACGTATAGTGTACTAAAGCGCAGGGTCTTTACACAAGCACGTTGACACACTCTCAGCACTCATCTTATCATCATGTCACCTTATCAATTGATAGGGCAACTAGATGGAGTCTGTGACCATGCAAGTGAACCAAGCTGTTGAGCTGTTGTGGCAGCACGGCTACCGTGCCAATGCCTCTTCCGTGTCTCCTGACTGGATCGTTGTGCTCGACCCTGCACACTGCCGCAGAGGGTCTGAACCTATGCGTGTCGAGTACGAACGCCGCAGCATCCACGTCACTCAAGTTTGGCGTTTCATCACTGAGCGCGAGTGATTCATCTCACCAGGTAACCTTACAAGCACTGTAAGGTTTTCCGGGTCAATCTTTTTACGGAGTCTGTGACCATGCGATTAAATCTCTCCTCCTCTCCTGAGCTTGCACGTATCGTGCGTGCAGCTGACAACAGCTACCGCAAGCGGGAAGCATCCCTGCAGGTACGTGAGACTGTCTGTCTGTCCGGCACATACTGGGACGGCGGTAGTCGGTCTACGTACGTAGCTGTTGACCTGGTGACTCTGCGTAGTTCTGCTGCTGAGCAGTTTGCACCTGGTGCTTTCGGAGGGCCGGCTGCTGCTCCGATGGTGCGTATCCCTGAAGGTATCGCCATTGTGCAGACTGGCGTGTTCTGCGGTAAGACTGCGAACGCTACTGTCTACATAAATCCAGTCAACGCAGCGAAGCTGCTTCCTGCCTAACCCTAACTTCGGAGTCTGTGACCATGAAGAACCTTCTCACCCTTGCCAAGATCTTGCGTAAGCGTATTGGGGCGCACTACCGCTACATAAGCACAGCGCAGCGCAACTACACACACGACAGGTATCAGGAGCTTCGCAGGGACTCTGACGAAGCCGTTAGCCTTGCCAACTACCTGATTCAGCACCTAGAGAACCGTCACCAGGCTGTGACGTTTGCTCATGCTGTGGGAATGCCTGGTTACATCAACCTGCGTTGATTTCACCCGGCGAGCGCACCTGCGGGTGCGTTTAGGGGTGCAATTTCGCACCATCATCAGGAGTCTGTGACCATGAGCAACACCTATAACGGCTGGACGAACTACGCTACCTGGCGTGTCAACCTTGAGGTCTTTGACGGGTTCGACCCTCGGGAATATTTCCTGGACGGCAATGATGAGGTAGACACGGCTGAGCTGGCCGACAACCTCAAGCAATGGGCTGATGACGTCATCATTGGCGGTAGTGAAGGCCTGGTGGCTGATTACGCCAGGGCTTTCCTGTCTGACGTGGACTGGCATGAGATTGCGCGGCACATGATTGCCGACTATCTTGAAGCCTGAGAACCCTCCCCCTGTCTGGCCCTTCCCCACGTGGAAGGGCAAACCTTACAAACCCCCGCAGCGGGTGCCCTTCGATCCCTCGAAAGCCCCTGCTGCCCCTTTTTAAGCGATTGGAGCCGTTATGCCACGTTACCGCTACCGACCCCTTGATGAAGCTGTGGAAGAGCGCAGGAGGGCTTGTATGGGCTTCCTGGCAGCATTCCTGCTGGCCATGTCTATCTTTTTACCGTTTGCCCTGTTCTGGGCAGGAGTCTGGCAATGAAAGAAGATAAAACACCAGAAAGCATGAGGCTAGATGCTCTGTTCCGCATCAGCTGCGTAATCCTGAATCATTCCGACAAGTGGGGGCCGGAGGATGAGAACATGGAGCACTTGGTGCACGCCATGTACCTGCTATCCCTAGCCTACCTGCGGGAAAGGAGGTTGGTGTGAAAAAGGACTGGCCTACTACGCGCAGGTTCCCGCGCACGCAGGAAGAAGCATTCAGGGATGCGGACTACGCCAGTCCGCTGCACCATCCCCCAAAACGGGTGGATGAGGGATGGGTATGGGTGGCAATAGCCTTTGTGCTTGCATTCCTTTTCGCCCTGCTCTAAGATTCGCCCCGTTGCTGTGGAAGGCGACAGATTGGCCCCTTACTCATGCGTCTACCCTCTGCCACTACGGAGGGCTTCCACTAGGCGCAGCAGTAAGGGGCTTTTTTGTTGCTCAGGCAACCGGGGCTTTCATCCAGCCCTTGAGAATGTAGACGCGACAGACTCAGATAAACGTGGTGAATCCTCCTTGTGTCTCCTGGGTGAGCATCCCTCGGGGCAGCGAAAAGGGGAGCGGTCAAGGACGCTGTGCGTAGATAGCCGTTAACCTAGATAAACGAGAGCGTCCTTGTCCTGTGGACAAGTTATCCACAGGTGACTGTTCGGATGCCTGTGCTATGTCTGAAAAGAAATAAGCACAGGTAGTGCAAGTCGATCGCGGCCTGGTCGCTTGGGGCTTGGCCGCTCGACCTACCCTAAGAGGAGAGAAGATGCGTGACCCGTTCGTAATAGATAGCCCTACCTGCATAAGCTTTAGCGGTGGCAGAACCTCTGCGTACATGCTGTGGAGGGTGTTGCAGAGCAACGGGGGGCTACCGCGAGAGGCCATTGTGTGCTTTGCCAACACGGGTAAAGAGGATGAATCGACTCTGGCGTTTGTTCGGGACTGTGGTGTTCGCTGGGATGTTGACATTGTGTGGTTGGAGTTCCAGGCCCATAGCCCGAAGTTCCGTCTAGTGGATTTCGAGAGTGCAGCGAGGAATGGTGAGCCTTTTGAGGCTTTGATTGAATACAAGAAGTACCTGCCAAACCCTGTGGCTAGGTTCTGCACAGAGGAGCTGAAGGCCAAGGCCATCTCTCGCTACCTGGAGTCTGTAGGCGTAGCAGATGCGGAGATGATGGTGGGAGTGAGGGCAGATGAGCCGCGCAGGTTGCCTAAGCTACGCGCCCGTAATCTCTTAGTACCTCTGGCTGACGCAGGTGTGACGCAGGTGGATGTGCAAGCCTTTTGGAAGGCTCAGGAGTTTGATCTAGGCCTGGTGTTCAGGGATGGGATTACCTCTTTAGGAAACTGTGACCTGTGTTTCCTCAAAGGCCCGAACCAGATCATGTCACTCATCAGAGACAAGCCAGAGCGAGCGGTGTGGTGGGCTGAACAGGAGGGGAAGATCAACGCTACCTTCCGCAGCGACAGGCCTAGCTATGGTTCCATGCTGCAGTTCTCAAAAGAACAAACCGATATGTTTGCAGGGATGGACGAGAGCATTCCCTGTTTTTGTGGAGACTGAAGTGATTAAAACCCTAGATGAAAGACTCAATGAGCTACGAAAGCAGTACGAAACCACCCGTGAGCGAGAGTTCTACTTCCGTTTTTTGGAAGCACAGAGGCTACGAGAAGTCTTTGTGCATGAGCAGATCAGACGCGAACAAGGTACTCAACGCAGCACGCGAGGGTCAGAGGATTGACCCTATCACCATCACAGCAGCACTCTGGATCACTGGTGATGTGGACACTACCAAAGTTTGAATGGCCCCAGCAGAAGCAAAAGTGCTTGACCTGCACGCACTACCAATCCTTCGTAGACCACCGCTACAGCGGTGCGTGTACGGTGATGCTGTGCAAGATAGGCACCTTTAAGGGCTTTAGAGGGATAGGGACTTGCATAGACGAGAGAACTCGCGGCAAGTGTGGCAAAGACGCAAAACTATGGGAGGCAAAAGATGCTTGACACTTAGCACCTAATCACATAACCTTGTAATTCCTAACCCACTAGATGAGAGGTTCTCATGAAGCTGTGCTCAGACTGCCGACACTTTCGGCCCTTCACCCACACGCAGGAAGATGGCTCCTGCACCCTCCCCACCCTGATCTGGATACACCCGGTCAGCGGCCAGCAACGATTCCCACTTGCCTACACACAGCGTATGAGTCACGCAGCAGATGCGTGTGGACTCAGCGCCCAGTTCTGGGACTACAACCCTGGCTCACCTCCTGAGCCTGATACCCACAACGATGTAGCTTTCTGAGGAGAAAGACATGAACGACTTTGCACCTGAAGTACGTAATGCTGCGTGGTGGGCTTCTGACACCAGGCGTGCAGCATCAGGCCACGCTAACGAGGTCATCCTCATAAAGCAAGGAAAGCTACCACCACCTGACCTCAGCAACGTAGAAGCTGTGCAGATGGGTCACGTCATGGAGCCTGTTATCGGGCGTCTGGCTCAGAACAAGCTGGGCATAGAACTCAACAAGATAGAGGAGTTCCGCACACATCCCAAGCATGATTGGTTCCGCTCTCACTTCGACTTCGCAGGCACAGAAAATGGTGAGCCGATTCTTGTGGAGGCTAAGAACTACAACGCTGCTGTGCGTAATAAGTTTGACGAAAGCGGAATCATGCCTGCTGCTGATGCTGCTCAACTCGTCCACGAAGCAGCCGTACTGGGTATCCGCAAGATATATCTGGCTGTCCTATTTGGTGGTCAAGAGTTTGTCCTCATTCCTAAGCTGGTGGAGGATGCCGAGAAGCACGAACTAATCCAGAAGATGGCCGTGCTCTGGGGCCATGTACAGACAGGTACACAGGCTGACCCTCAGTCCACAGATGAACTCAAAGCCATGTTCCCGGTGTCAGAAACCATGACCCGTGTAGCCAACAAGGCTATCGAAGGTTGGTGTGACGAGCTGTCCTACATCAAGGGTGAACTCAAGCGGCTAGAGGCTCAGGAAGAGGCTTGCAAGACGCACATCCAGAAGTACATGGGTACACACGATAGCTTGTCTACCTTTGACGGCAAGGTGCTGGCCACCTGGAAGTCTGCAAAGCCGTCTATCAAGTTCAACGCAGAGCTGTTTAAGCAGTCCATGCCGGACATCTACAAACAGTTCGAGGTTGAAGTCCCTGGCTCCCGCCGTTTCCTAATCAAGTGAGGTTCACAAATGAAGACACTGCTCTCTCTCATCTCCGCTGTAGTCATCGCCTGCACCCTGCAGCCTGAGACTGCACAAGCCCGTGCCGGTACTCTCATCTCCTGCGAGGGTGTCAGTACCCCACAGGGATACCGATATGTCGGCACCTACTGCGTGGACTATCAGTGCAAGTACACCACCACACGCATCTTCAACAGCTACTGTCCTTTCAGCTTGTGAGGTTCACAACATGAGCAATATCGTTCCAGTCGCAGACATAGAGCGCATGGCCACAGCAGTAGCCAAGAGCGGTCTGTTCGGCATAAAGACACCTGAGCAGGGCGTGGCTCTGATGCTTATCGCACAGGCTGAGGGTATGCACCCAGCTATCGCAGCACGGGACTACCACGTCATCCAGGGCAGGCCGGCCCTCAAGGCCGATGCCATGCTCGCCAGGTTCCAGTCCTCGGGCGGGAAGGTGGTGTGGAAGGTCTACGAGGATGCAGAAGTCACAGGCGAGTTCTCACACCCTCAAGGTGGCACTGTGACCATCACCTGGACATTCGCGCAAGCCACCAAGATCGGACTCACAGGAAAGGACAACTGGCGTAACTATCCACGCGCCATGCTGCGTGCACGTGTGATCTCTGAAGGTATCCGCACCGTCTATCCAGGCTGTGTCGTGGGTGTCTACACACCCGAGGAGGTTGAGGACTTCAAGGATGACAAGCCTGCCAAGCAGTCCAAAGCCAAGGATATGGGCATGGTAGAGGTTGTGGATAGCGGCAAGGTCACCATCACGGTGGAAGACCCGCTGCCTCCTGACAACTCTGTGCCACTGTTCATCCCTGGCCAGGAAGAACCTTACTCTCACTTTGCAGATGAGGCTGACTGGATAGAAGGATACGCAGACATGATCGGGCGTATCTCCAACTCTGCCAAGTTCACAGATGAGCAGAAGAAGGTCAAGTTGGAAGACTTGAAGATCGTCAACGGAGATCAGCTCAAGAAGATGAACTCCTCTTCACTGGTCAGGCTGCGCTCTGCCATCGCAAAAGTAGGAGGATTCATCGACCCAAAGTCCCACTCAGTCCTGCCTCAACAAGAGGAACCCAGCGAAACCTAATCCTGAACCATCTGCTGCAAGGCAACACACTCACCGCTGTGGAAGCACTGGACAAGTTCTCGTGCTTCCGTCTTGCAGCCAGGATAGAAGAGTTCCGCAAGGCAGGACACAACATCGTTACCGAAACCATCAACAGCAACGGCAAGGAATTTGCCCGTTACCACCTGATAAAAGGAAAGTCTTATGAACAGCAGCTATGAAGATCGTGCAGGCCGTGGCGTCATGTACTACGAAGAAGATCGCAAGTCTGACAAGCACCCGGAATACAAGGGCTACGTCATGCTTGAGATGGACTACAAGGCCGGGGACAAGCTCAAGCTCTCTGCCTGGATTCGCAAGACCAGCAAGGGCTACAACCTGATCTCTCTCAACGAAGATACCTGGGCACGCAAGAAGCGTGAGGAAGCAGCTGCGTCTGGGCCTCGTGAGGTTGAGCCTGCCTACCGCAGCAAGCGCCGTGACGATAACGACATCCCCTTCTGATGGCTGCTAGTCTGTCACCTACACAGCGCAGCCTTGCTTACCTTCGTGAGCAGGGCTACCTCGTGGCTATCGTCGAGCACTGGAACCCTCATGCCCGTATACGGCAGGACTTGTGGGGATGGTGTGACTTACTAGCCATACGCAAGAATGAGGTTCTGGCTGTGCAGGTGACAGCTTCTGCTGTCTCTACCCGTATAAAGAAGATACAGGAGTCAGAGACAGTAGCCGCTGTGCGTGATGCAGGAATCAGAATTGAGGTTCACGGATGGCGCAAGAACAGCAAGGGCAGGTATGTGATGAGGATAGAGGACATCTCCTGACGCTTCTGTCCATGAGCCTGCAAGAGATATACGAACTGGCCTACCGCCTGGGCTATGAAGATGGCTATAACCAGGCGTCCAGTCAGCAGGATCAGTCCGACTCTGAGTCGGCTGGTTAGGACATGGCTGGCAGACCCGTGTTGCTGACAGTCTGCTACTCCTAACCACATAAGGAATCACCATGCCTCGTAAGAAAGAACAGGTAAAGCCTCACATCTTCGTTGCCACACCCATGTATGGCGGGATGTGCACAGGCTTCTACACACAGTCCATGCTGCAGCTGCCCACCATCGCACGCAACGCAGGCGTGGATGTCAGCTTCTCCTTCATGTTCAACGAGAGCCTTATCCAGCGTGCACGCAACGCTCTCGTGCACAGCTTCATGCTGCGCCAGGAATGCACGCACCTGATGTTTGTAGACGCTGACATCCGCTTTAATCCCGTGGACATCATCACGATGGTGCAGGCAGACAAGGACATCATCTGCGGCATCTATCCTAAGAAAGAAATCAACTGGGCAGGCGTGCACAACGCAGCCACCAACGGCATCCAGGCCCAAGACCTCAAACGCTATACAGGCTCAATGGTGGTGAACCTGGTGGACTACCAGGGTACCGTCACCGTACCCGCAGACCAGCCTCTGCGTATCTGGAACGGTGGCACCGGCTTCATGCTTATCAAGCGCGAGGTGTTTGAAAAGCTTAAGAAGAAGGTCAAGACCTACCGCAATGACGTAGGTGACCTCGGAGGCACTATCAAGCCTCAAGACCTGATCTATGAGTTCTTCCCGGTGATGATAGAGAAGGAGTCACAGCGTCTCCTGTCAGAAGACTATGCCTTCTGCAAGATCGCTCGTGAGAACAAGATAGACGTGTGGGCCGCACCGTGGGTGCAGCTGGGGCACTTCGGCAGCTACCTCTTTGAAGGTGGCCTGATACCCGCTCCCTAACGCTTCTGCGACCTGGCTTTGCGTGCAGTCTTCTTGCTGTCGATAAAGGCTTGGCGGGTGGGGTAACCCTCCTGACCAGGCCGCTTAGGAGGCAGGCCAGCCTCTCGACGCTTGTTGATGTTGTAGTACAGGCCACGCTTGGCAGGTGCAGTCATCGGCATTTCCATCTCCTCATACTGGCTCGTGCACGACTACCTTTAGGGCTTGATCGTGCGATAGGTGCCATACGGGCACAAAAGGATTTCTTCCTCGCAGCGTCTTTCTCGGTGCGTGGGTTTGGAGCAGGAGCCTTGAGGTTGCTGCCTGTCTCACGGTTGTACTTCGCACGACCCTTGGCTGTCAAGCCTGCACCCTGAGATACTGGCAACTTCTCGCCACGGCCTACGCTCAGGCTTGGATTGTCTTTACTCATCACCACGCTCCTAAGACAAGAACAAGGCTATCTCTGCTTCTCTGCGTTTTACCAGACCCGGCAGGACTTTGCCACCTCCACGAGTCCACTGGCGAAAGGCATCTGCTGCGCCTTCCCAGTCCTCTCGGTTTGCCCTAATCCTGATCTGGCTGCGCTGCAGGTTGCCTAGCCCTGCATTGAAGGCAAAACTGACCAGAGCGTCAAAGCTGCCTTGACGGCCAGATACGCCGGGAACAAGTCGAAGAACACCACGTTCAAAGTTCTGGACATCAATGCGGAATAACTCGTCAATCTCTGTCTTCGTCCAAACACGGCTGTCCTCCGGCTTCAGCGGGAACTCAGAGCGCAGCATCCCGGTGTAACCCTCTTTGCGGGACACGGGCAGTCTGATCTGCTCTTGATACAGGACATGGCCATAGCCAATCGTCCAGATGTGGGCAGGGCAAAGGTAGGGTTTACTCCTAAACCCCTCATACTTATGCATGAGGTCTTCGCCTGCCTTGCTCAGCTTCACTTCTTGGCCCACCCACGTGACCCAAACCAGTAGCCGATGATGCCGCCGAGGATTGCCATCTCATCGGTAGAAAAGATCAGGTCGGCATATTGGATGATGTCGTCCATGCTCTGAATAAGCTGTGGATGGTTCCACAGATACCAGGCCATGAAAGCGTTGATGGCTGTGAGTTCCAACACAAAGATGTAAGTCACGGTAGGACGCACAGTGCCAACATAGTTGGCCACCCACCGGCTAGCCTTCTCCAGCACTTTCTGGTCATGAGCTAGAGCAGCTTCTGTCATCCTGGCATCTGTCTCCAGCATCACCTGCTCAGTGCGAATCTCCTCCATCCTTGCCTGTGCGGCAAAGCCTGCAGCAGCCAGCTGCAACTCACGTTCAGTCTGCACCTGCATCATCCGCAGTTCGTGTGCTTGGTCTGCCTTGTTTTGGAAGAAGTCCAGCAATTTTGGCAGGCCGCTGATCAGCAAGCCACCAAGAGTAGAGAGTAGAGAAAGCATTACGGCCTCACAAGAGTGTCTTTGAGCCAATACAACAAAGCCACCAATGCGGTGGCTACGAATGCTATGGCTGCTCCATACTTCACATTGAGCATGAACTCCTGCTGTCGCAGATGATGCTCACGCTCTCGCTTGTCACGCTCCCGCTTGAGACGGATGCGCTCCATGATCATTTCGTTGTAGACGTTCTCACCGTAGTGAGCAATGATCAGAATCTTCAGCTCGTACTCTTGCTTGATCAGCGCCTGCTTGTGCATCGTGATCTGCAAGGCTTCCTGCTCAACACTTCCATCGTGGAGCAGTCGCTTGAAGACGGAAGGCTTCTTGTTTGCCCTCTCGTTGGCTAGGCGGTTGAAGTCTCCAAACGCGCCATACCACTTGCCTATCTGACCGGCAACATCTTCAATCTCACGGCCTGCAGCAACTAGCTTCTTGACAACCGTGAAAGCTGAATTAGCAGCAGAGACTGCCGCAAGGATGCCGGTGATCGGTTCCATTCATAACCCGATCAGCTTTTTGACGAACATGGCTGCAACACCTGGGCCGAGAAGCACAGCCGCAATGGTGATGTACAGCAGCATCTCAATGCGCGTCATGCGCTTACTGCCATCCTCCAACCTGTTCTCAATGCCTTGATAGCGTTGAGCGCAGATTGCCTCATGAACCGACAAACGAGTTTCCACGGATTCTTCAGCCATGATTAACGAACTTGTACAGCCGTCATGATGACGGAAGGGATTGCAGGTGAGACTGCAGTAGAGGCTTCGTGCTCAAGAATGATGTTCACGTTGTCGGTGAACCATGCAATCTCAACGTAGTCGCCTGCAGCAACCGACACGATGAAGTTCCACGCTGCCACCACGTATGGGGCGTTGGATGGAACCACGACCTTTGTATCTGAATTGGCAATGTTGTTGCCATTCAGCTTGAACCAGATGTTGACGATATTTCCAGAGCCGCCACCACCCTTGTTGTGCAGCTGTGCAGAGAACTGGATGTTGTACGTCCCAGCATTGGCAAAAGTCATCTGACTCTTGGTGCTCTCAACACCAGTAGCCATTGACACACCAGCTGCATCTGCGGTGTTTTCCGCATACATCAGGTGTGGAGTGGTGCCGTCCGTCTGATCTAGCGAGCTGTAGAACGAGCCGTAGTAACCAGCAAACTGAGTTGTCTGGTTGACGGTCAAGCCACCGGCAGTTCTGAGCGCCATGATTACATCCCGTCGCCAGGAGTAACGTTCACGACTGCAGTGCCAGATGCCGTTGCGCCTGTTAGGTAAATGTTGCCGTTAAGCGTGAATACCTCAACAGAATTTGGCATCAAGCTCAAAGTTGAGCCAACCACTGATGTGTTGGCCATCGTGGATGCACTACTGGCAGTGTCACCAAAGCCCATATAGACCACGACATTGCCCGTGTTATGCACACGATACTGGGTGCCTCCAACCGTTGTGGACACGGCACGCACAGGCGTGGGCGCAGAGGCGGCAGCCGTGAAGGTCACCGTGTTCCCCATCGGGGTGAAGGCCATGATGCCCATGATTAGTACACCTTCTTGCCGCCACCAGACGTGGGCGACTGCTTGCGGTTGAAGTAGTCGTTAGGCTTGCCAGAGAAGTTCCACACAGGCGTGAAACCCTGCGTGCAAGTTCCAGGCTTGAAGTCACCAGGCGCATTCATGGGCTTACCACCCATGTAGTTAGTGCTCACACTGCTGACAGTCACCACAGACTTAACCATCGGAATGATTTTCATGGCGAGTCCTTTCCTTAGAGTAAACCAGAAGATACGCGAAAAGCACGAATATCGCTAGAGTGACCACCCGCTCCCACTCCGGCCCCCACATCGTCCAGCACCCGAGGGCGAAGGAAGTGAGTAAAGCCAACAGCGAAAGCAATCGCTCCGACAGAATCTTCAGTGCCAGATTTACAACTTTGAGGGCGTCCATGATTGCTCCTGGTTAGAAAGGGAATAATCATGGTATCACCTCTACTCCTCATCGTCACCACTTGCAAAGCCGCTGCCCCACTCGTCCATGTCAGCCTTCTGCTTGAGGGCTTCCAGTTTCAGAGCACGGTCAACGACCTTCATCTTTTCGGTGATAGAAGCAGTCGGGTCTGACATCACGGCTAGGAGAAGCTGGTTGATGTGCTTCTCCAGTTCCGGGTTGATGCCACGGTCTTTCTTCCTACTCACCGCTTGCTCTTCCTAGCAGAGCCATAGGCAATGGCAGCAGCTTGCTTGACAGCCTTGCGGGTGCTGCTGGGCTTGCTGGTGCCGATCTTGCCGGTGTCCTTGAACTTGCGAACCATCTCGCCGATATTGGTGGAGATGGTCTTTTGGCTAGAGCCTTTCTTCAGCGGCATGATTACCTCCGCATCTTGCGAGCGGGACGGCCTTGCGCCTTCTTGTCCATACGCTCCATCATGCGCTGGGCTTCCTGAGCCTGACGGCTTCCCTCTACTTCGTTCTGACCACCGCGCATAGCCTCTTTGTCAGCTGCACGCTTTTCAGCCATAGAACCTGCTGCATAGTCTTTCATTGCTGCTCCTTAACCACCAAGTTTCCCAACGGTTCCCGTGGCCTGCTGGCCAATCAGGTAACCACCAATGATGAACGTCACGAGTCTCGTGCGCTGCACCTTGTCGCTTACTCGCTCCAGCTGTTGCATCTGGGCGCGAAGTTGTTGCACCTGCTGATCTGACAACAATCGACGACCAGCCTCTTGCTCTGCTTTGCGGATGTTGACCAACTGACGGTCAAACGTCTCCACAGCCTTTCCTGGCTTGGCATCGACAATAGCCGTAATGGCGTCATTGAAAGCAGTCTTGGCTCTCGGCAAACCTTTGAGCGCAGTGTCTATGCGCTTCATCTCTTCCGTAGCCGCCTGCGTCCTGCGTCCTGCGGTAACAAGATTAACCTTGTAAGCCTCCAAGTCCTGCCGCACACCCTGCATACCAGGCAGGCGCAGCAGCTCTCGGTTGTCACGCAGTAACTTATCCACAGCCTCAGGCTTGGTTGCGCCCTCTAGCTTTCCGGCAAAGTAGCGTCTAGCAGTGGCTGTGACGATCTCCTGGTTTCCACCAACAGCATCTAGGAACTGCTTGGTGTTCTCAGGGTTCTTGAAGACATCATTGGCAATCTGGTCTGCACTCTTGGAAAAATACTTGCCAGATGCATCCTGAGTCTCAATCAAGCCCTTGCCAACCTTGGTGCCGTAAACCTCAATAGGCGCAGAAAGACGCTTGTAATCGTCAAGATACTTGCCAAAGCCTTCAGAAAACGAGCGCATTTGCTTGGCCAAATCGCCATAAACATCCTTGGCAAGCTGCTGACCAATAGCTTTGTAGCCTTCTTCCGGCACTCCAAACGCAGCATCACCAGCCCTGCGACGGATGATTTCCAAACCTTCAAAGCCTCTGGTGCGCTCAATGTCTTCTCTGAGGCGACGGATGCTGCTGAGGTAGTCAGCAGAGCCACCCTTAGCCTCTAGGTTCATGAGCTTGGCAACGATGGGCTGCGTGTCTACAAACTGACCCAAAGCCTCTTTGTTTGCCGCTTCTGTCTTGGCAGCGGTGAAGTTGGTGTCTGCAGCACGGGCACGCTGAGCCTTGATGCCATCAACAAAGTTCTTGGCCTGCGTTCGGATGTACTCACCAACCTGAGTCTCTGTCTGCGGAATAGGCTTGAACCCACCGCCTTCTGGCAACGTCCTGACACCGGCAAGCTCACGAAGAGAGCGTGGGCCACGAGCAGCTTCACGTTCTGCGGTGCGCTCTGCAATGTCTCGTGTGGTGGTCATCTGCTCTGCTTCACGCAGTGCACGTTCACCCGCTTCACGAGCAGCCGTAGCCTCTGTAGCCACAACCTGCTGCGCCTCCTGCACCGGCTGACCACGCAGCGTCTGCACAAAACCACGGCCAGGAATACGACCACTGCCAAGCACCGCTCCTGGGCCTGCTCCGACAATAGGAGCAAGTCCCGCCATACCTGCCAACTGGCCACCCGCCTCAGCGCCAGCAAACGTACCGCCAGTTACTGCCGCACGGCGAGCTACCGGAGTAGTCTGCAGGGCGGTGCCCAGAGCCTGCAGCCCAGCACCGGCTGCGCGAGTTGGCACAGTGGGGATGGCGCTAGCGACTCTGCCAAGTCCACGCAAAAAAGACGGAGCAGCAGCGCCACCGGCTGCGCCTACTGCGCCAGTGGTGGCAATTTGACCGGGAGAAAACTCTGGCTCCTCCGGGGGCTTGAAACCCATGATTTCAGCAGTCGTTTCTGCAAAACGGTTCATAGCCTGACGAGTTTCAGGCTTGGAAGGAGTGGCGCGTTGCTTGGGGAAGACGCCAAAAGCAGCGCCCATCTCAGGCTGCTGAGGCTCGTCAAAGACGATCTTTGACTTAGGCTTGGCCGGTTCTTGCTCGTCGTCAAACTGGATAGCCATGATTACCTCACGGTTGCGGGACGGCCATTGATGGTAATTTTTGTCCCAACGGGCAAGTTAGCCGCCTCTGCCTCTTCAACAGAATTGAATGCCGGAATGGCCTCAGGCGCTGCAGGTGCCGCAGCAGGAGCTGGAGCACCCGCTTGGCCAGTCACCTCTGGGCCATATCCTCTAGCAACTGGAGGTGTGGAGAGCAAACGTTGCATCTTGTCGTCAATGTTCTGACGACCACGACCAAGCGTTGTCAGCACATCCTGAACGTCATACGGCACAACCTTGTCCAAGTCGCCCAAGATTTTCTGAGTAGCTTCACGCTGCTCAGGCGTAGTACCAGGCATCTTGTCGTGCACACGAATGCCTGTCTCAATCTCTTGCTTGACCCGCGCAATGTACAGAGCCATGTTAATAGCCCGATCACCAGCACGAGGCTTGAGAGAGTTGAAGCTCTGAATACTAGACTTGGTAGCGCCAGAGGCAAGACCTTGTGCTTCTAGGCGAGCAAGAGCTGCATCAAGACTGTTAGTGATCTGCTCAAAAGCCTTCTGCTCAGGAGTGGTGATGGTGCGAGCGGCAAGTGCAGACAGACTACTCAAAGCCCTATTAGGATCAACACCGATGATTCCAGCAAACACTGGAGATTGAGCCACCGCAGGCAGCGTCATGATGTTGGCTAAATCCTGAGCTGCGTTTTCAATGTTGCCGTACACACGAGATGCAAAGATCAGAGCATTCTGACCTTGGCGAGTCTGTTGCCCAGCGCCACGGAATGGTGTTGCGCCCTTCAGTTCTTCAGCAGTCGCCTGCGGAACTTGGCTTAAGTCTACGACTCGTGGGCCTTGAGGTGTTTGGACAAGCTGACGATTGCGTTGTGCCTGTGCTTGAGCAGCCTGTGCAGCACGCTCTGCTGCCGCACGCTCTGCATTGAGGTTGGTATTGACAATATCCAAAGCTTTAAGTGCGCCAGCCTCTGCGTTCTTAACTTCCTCGTAAGCATCTAGCAGTCGACCGCGAGCAAGCTGAGCCTTAATGATTGGAGAACCTGCTTTTACTGCGGCGAGTTCCGCAGCCTGCAGTCCAGCCTGACGGTCAGTCTGCGCTAACTTAACAGCGTCTTCCATCTCTTTGCGGAACTCAGCGTGCTTCTGCAGCATCGTCTTGAAGTTCTTGTCAAAGACTTCTCGCTCACGACGATAAAGATCGTTGCGGCCAGAGCGGTATCCTTCCAACATACCGTTCATGGCGTTCATTGCCGCTAGACCATTGCTCTTGCCAGCAATCATGCCGACCACGCCAATGAGAGAGAACAAACCTGCAACATCGCGAAAGTTGTCTTGGCTAGGAACAAAGGCAGGCAGCGGCTCAGCCTCCATGCGTTCTTGCAACTGCTCTTGAGCACCACGAACCTGCTTGGCTGTACGCTGCTCAACTTCCATCTTGCCTTCAGCAGCCACTTCTTTCTGAGCTTGTTGACCGGCAAGCATCTGCCCCTCTGCCGTTCTGGCCTGCTCACGAAGTTCTCCACGCTTTTCTACAAAAGGCTGGCGCACACCCATAATGTCGGAGAAAGACATACGGCCACCAGTAGGAGCTTTAGGCTCCTTAATCTTGACCTCTGTGTCAATCTTGGCAAGTTCTTCAGCCATCATTAGCCTCCGGGGGGACGGGGTTGTTGAGTTTGTGAAGGCTGTGAGAACAGAGTTCTAGCCATGTTTGTAAAGAACTGGTTGGTCAAGTTGTTGACGTACTGGTCAGCCTGCAATCCTGTCCTGATGGCGCCAGCCACATACTGGTCACCAATCTGCGCCAACTTAAGGCCAAAGTCCATTTGCTGCTGAAGCAACTGTTGACGGAAAGTCTCCATCTGCTGCATAGCCTGGGCTGCACCCACGCCACCACGAGACTGGGCACCCTGTGCCAGACGAGCACGCAGAGCCTGGAGAGACTGCTGTGCCACCGGGCTAAGCTCTCCACGCTGTGCTGCAGCTTGCAACTGACGGCCTTGCTCTTGATATGGACGACCCAGCGCACGCTGCTCTTCCGCAGCCGCACCGGCATCACGCCGTGCAGCACGGGCCTGACGAGCGCCAAACAAGCCCGTCACACCAGCCAGTGCTAGGCGTTGGAGGAAGTCACCACCTCCCGGTTTTGGCTCTCGGTCTGCAGCGGTAGGTTCACGAAGACCAGTCTCTGCACGCAATGGCTGAGGAGCCTCAAGCACAGCAGGCTGACCCAACTCGTTAAGGACAGGAGGAGCCTGCAAGGGCTGCGGAGTGAAGTAGTAGCCTTGTTGCTCTGCTCCCATTCCAAACTGGTCACCAGTGCCGGTAAACAGATCAAATGCTTCAGGCGCAAATTCCTGTCCACCCATATCTTGGGTAGGTTCAGGCGTAGGAGCAAATTCCATCGGAGGCTCTTCTACCTGAAAACTGGGGATTCCAGTCTCAGGGTCAGGCCGTCCTGAGCCTCCACGGCTCTTGAGGACAGCCGCTTCTTCCGGCGTGATATAGGCCAGCATATGGTTGGGGGGAGCCTTCGCCTGCAGCAGACGGGCAATCTGGCGGGAACCGCCACCAACCTGGGTCATGTTTTTGATAAACGATGCCATTTCACAGTCCTAATGCGTCTTTTAGCCGCAAAGATGCCTCATTCCATACATTTCGACGAGGCTTACCTGTTCCAGCGCGAATTTCACCCGCTGGCCGGAACGATGTCAACGATTCTTGAAGGGCGCTTTGTGTCAACCCACGGATGTTTTGACCGCGAGGAGACAAGAGAGTCGATAGCGGAGTAATACCTCCACGAGTCGGAGTGCCTCCACGGCGTTCACGAGTTTCGCCACCGGCTTCTCTAGCCATGACTTCTTCAGAGGTGGCTCCAATTTGACGTCCACCAATAGCTGGAATGCCACCCAACTCACCAACACCTTCGCCTTCTTCACCACGACGATCACCACCTCCCATGCCTTCTTCAATCAAGCGCAGAAGTTCTGCAATTAACTGCTCTTCATCGGGGGTAGGCTGTAGCCCAGTCTGACCTGTAGTGTCTGCTGCGCCGGTAGTTGCACCCGCGCCGGTATCGGCTGCAACACCGGCACCAGTATCCGCAGCCACACCAGTATCCGCACCTGCAGCCGTATCCACCCCAGTATCAGCGCCAGTAACTGCGCCTGTACCAGTGGTTGCAGCTGTTCCAGTCGTTGCACCTGTCGTAACACCAGTTCCAGTTGTAGTTCCGGTTGTGACACCTGTTCCTGTGGTCGTGCCAGTCCCAGTTGTTGTGCCTGTGGTTGTGCCCGTCGTTGTACCTGTACCTGCAGTGGTTCCAGTAGTCGTTCCAGTGGTGGTGCCTGTGCCTGTAGTAGTACCAGTTGTAGTGCCTGTTCCAGTAACGGCACCCGTCGTCGTATCTACAGCCGTTGTTGCGTCAGAAGCAACAGTCACACCAGTGGTCGTATCAGTCGTCAGATTGACGGTTGTCCCTACGTTGACATCACCCTGCGTTCCAACAATCTGTGTGTTGCCGTTTGTGTCGGCAACAAGAGCTTGGTTGTTCGTGTTATCAACAGCAATGACAACGCCTTGAGAAACATTGTCGGCAGCAGTATCTGCAGCAGCCTGCACATTGTTTGCAACATTGTCGGTAACGTTGCTAATCGTGTTGGTGTCTGCGCCTGTAGAAGCTGCAAGTTGCGTGACTGCAGCAGCAGCATTGCCACTAGTGACATCACCATCAGTAACAAGCCCAGTACCCGCAAGGTTGTTGACCGTGTTGTTGATGTTGTTTGCGGTGTTCTGCGAAACATCTAACGTATCGTTGGTCAACCCAGAGCCGGTAAGGTTTGTGTTGGTGTCACCTGTGTTATTGGTAATGGTGCCGCCTGTGTCGTCTAGCACCACAACATCACCGGCATTGGCATTGTTGTTTGCCGCGCCATCTACGACAGACACAACACCGTTGTTGTCAATAACAAGTGCAGCATCACCATCAACAGCAATCACAGTTCCTGTGTTTTGCGCCGTCACGCCAGTTGTATCTACGACTGCACCAGTACCAGCACCAGTGCCAGTACCCGTTCCTGTGCCAGTTGTTGTGTCAACCACCGTCTGAGTGGTGTTGTCCACCGTCACGGTAGTTCCGGCATCTATCGTTTGGCCAGTTCCGTTGTTGACAACGGTAGTGTTGCCTGAGTTATCCACAACCAACACTTGGTCATTGTTGCTGGCAATGACAACGGCATTTGTTTGATTGAGTGTCGTGTCTACTGCGCCAGTGCCGCCAGTTCCGGTACCCGTACCAGTTCCTGTGCCTGCTCCAGTATCAGCTCCTGTTCCGGCACCTCCTGCACCTGCACCTGCGCCTTCACCTGCACCAGCAGTAACGTTTTGTCCTGCTGTAATCAATCCTGTGGTGGTGCCTCCAACCAATGCTTCAATGGTGCCTTGAGTTAAGGCTTGATCTAGCGTTGGAAGTGTGTTGGTGATGGCCACAGCTTCCACCACACCCTGACCAAAGCCTTCTGCAAACTCTGACGGCGCCTCTCGCACGAACGAGCGAACAACAGAGCCAGGGACACCACGAGTGGCAGCAGCCACAAGCTCAGACTCGCCTAGCGCGGTAGTGACAAGCGTGATGAGGCCGGAAGCAAAGGCAGCAGGCAAAGCAATCCTGCTTGCACGTTCTTCGCTAAAGCCTCGATTGATGAGACTTTCTCTAACGTTTTGGTAAGTTGCAATTGCGGATTCACCAGCATCAAGTGTGGCGTTAGTGCCTACAGCGGCAGCAATACCGTATTTGTCGGCAATCTTCTTACCAAACGCTAACTTGGTTGCGCCAGTAACAGCACGGCCTACGCCAACACCAGCAAGCAGCGGCACAAACTCCTGCACGCCTTCGCTAAGACCCCAGTCAAGAGTAGCCGCAGGGTTGCGTAAAGCAGCGCTAAGACCAGCCAACACCTTTCCAAAGCCGTCTGCATTGGCTATGGAGGTGACAATATCGTTCTGGCCCATGCGTACAGAAGCACTGGTTGCTCCACGCCCGTAAGCCTGTAGATTGGCAGCAATGGATTCCAATCCTCTGTTGCCTGTAGCCGTGGCGATATAGCCTAGCTGCTCACCAATGCCTTTTGCGACAGATGCAGTAAGGAATCGGGCAACATTCCCACCACCAATGTTTCCACCAGTGTTAGGGGTCAGAAGCATGGACTGACCTGTAAAGGGATCAATCTGCTCAGCTGCTTCCGTGACGTACTGCTGTTGCATTCCTGCTTGCTTCTCAGCATCCGTCATGAACCGGCCTGTTGTACCAAACACTTCCGTAGCGTAGTACGCGCGGCCTTTGTCGTCGTAAAGAAGAATTGCATCTCCACGACTGACCTCATCTCGTGACGCAACACGGAAATTGCGGTTGCCAAACTGTGAGTACACCGCTCCGTTAGATTCTGTAAACGAATCCAACATATCTTGCGGCAAAGACTCAACCGTGAAGACGTTGGTAGAACGAGGAACCAAACCCAAACCTTGGCCCACAGGCGTCACTGCCGCCTGCTGTGCAAGTTGCTGTTCTTGGTTGTTTAGGATGTAGCCTGCGGCCTCATTGAGATCGCCTTGGCTCATGCTTGCAAGCAAGTTGGGATTTACTTCAGACAGCACCCGCACTGCTTCTAGCTGGTTGAATGTCTGAATCCGCACTCCAGCAGGCAAGAACTGCTGAGCAATCAACACTTCTTGGCTGTTGGGGTCTACAGCTGCTTGGCCACCTTGACCTCCTGCTGCACCCTGGCCACCTACCGTTTGATCGCCGCCTCCTGTCACGGTAGTTGTGGTGACAGGAATTTCAGGGCCGGTACGAACAGTCGGAACTGGTGCTTGAGAAGGTAATGTTTTAATTCCTCTGTCGTCGATTTGTTTAGCTAGTCCAGCCACTTCACCGATTAGATTGGCCAGAGAGCGCGGATTGGATGGGTCTAGATTGCTAAGGGCAACACCAACTTGTGCTGCTTTGGCAGCAATCGCTGCATCAGGATGACCACTAAGATCGCCAAGTGCGGCAGCAAGAGAACGAGGGTCAATGTTTCCAGAGGCCAACTGCGTAGCAACAATCAACGCACCTTGCGCTTGCTTGTTGGTAAACCCAGAACCCTGCAGAGTATTGGAAAGCGCAGATGCAGCGCCAGATGCCAAACCACCAAGTGCGGCATCACGGAATACGTTTGAGAAGTCTCCAGAAGCAACTGCGTTTGGCAAGGCCTGAACACCGCCGCGAACAAAACCAGCGGCAATGTCTCCAGGTATGCCTCCGATTGCTCTACTTACGTCTGTAGCAAGACTGCTAGAAAGTTGTCCCGCTGTAGCGCCAATAGCACCAGTTGCAGCGGCGCGGAGAAGGTCTGAACCTTCAGCACCTGCTACGGCTGCACTTGTGCCGCCAAGGATTGCACCCGCGCCTGCTGCTCCAGCAAGCCCACCACCCAACACATTTGCAAGTCCTGGTAGCGCAACTGATCCAAAGAGTGCAAGCGCAGAACCAACAAACGGACGCCAGCCTTCAGAACGGTCATATCTGTTTTGATTGCTTACTGTGCCGTCAAGGTTGTAGTTGACTACTACACCGCTATCACTGCCAGTCTTGTAGTCAACACGAAATCCAATAGGATTGCCACTCTTGTCGTAGTCGTACAGAGCTTGAGCAGGCACTCCCTTATCAGTCATTACCTCCGGTGCGGTAACGGTGATGTTGCCGAAGCTCCAATTACCGGACGTGTCGTAACTTGCGTCGTAATTAACGGTGTACTCGCCAAACTTTAGATCGGCGTCAGTCAGCTCATACGGAGAAGAGATGCTGTTGAGTTTTGCGGCAAACGCAGCCGCAGCCGCGCCGGGAGTATTGACTGTCTGTGCAACAGAAGAAGTCGGCGCAGAGGTAATTGCTGGAGCAGAGGTAGCTGCAGGAGCGGCAGCCGCTTGCTGCTGCTGAATGAGATTCATGACATCGGCGTCCAACTCATTCATGCCTGTGTCTTCTGCAATTCTGGTAACCATCTCACACCCCTAGCCTTGCAGCAATCTGCCGGTGAATAGTCTCGTGCACGCTCAACCAGTCGTAGAAGTCCTCTTCCACGTTCCAGTCTGCGTCTAGCAACTGGAAAGGATTGTCTAGGTTGAGGATGGATGCCAGAGCTTGGTGCATCTGGTTGTGCACAAAGAGCCAGTCATCCAAGTTCCCAGGGTCTGCTTCCATGATGGGATAGTCAGGGATGCCGATTCCTTGGTCGCCCAGGATGTTGTAGAACAAACGGTGTTGCAAGCCGTTCTCAAACAGCATCCGGCCCAAGCCGTCTACATCTCCAAACTTCACGGTGGACAGATCGTCGAAGTTCATACGCCGTAGTACGGAATCTTCTTGAACGCACCGTTGATGAGCACCGTCACGTAGCCTTCCGGCACCAGCGGCAGACTGGCGGTAGCAAAGGTTGCGCTTGCAGAGGTGTTAGACAGGTTCACAGTTGTGGCCACGATAGCCACGTTAGAAGCTGCCGTAAGCCTTCCCTGTGCGTCTACGGTAAAGGATGCGACATTGCCTGAGCTGCCGTAGTTACCTGCTGCAACAGCGGTGTTGGCAAGGTTGATGGTGACGTTGCCGGTTAGAGCGCCGCCACCAGACAGACCAGTACCAGCCAACACGTTGACCGTGTTAGCGACAGCACCAGCCACATTGGCAACGGCAATGTTGATGGCCACATTCGCCGCATTTGTCAGTCGTCCTTGTTGGTCTACCGTGAATTGGCCAACCTGAGTTGCAGTGCCAAATGTTCCGGCTGTAACTGCGGTGTTGGCAAGCGCAACGGTGCCCGTGGTGGTAATTGGGCCTCCAGTGAGGCCCGTACCTGTGTCTACCTGCGTGACAGTACCGCTGCCACCGCCGCCACCAGTGCCTGTCTGTACTGTCTTGAGCATGATCTACCTCAGAGTCCGTCGCCTGGAGTGATGTAAACAGTCGCGTTGCCGGAACTGGTGATGCCTGTAAAAAAGGCATTGGGCACAAACGACAAGATTTCGTCAGTACCAGGCAAAAGCGGGAACGAAGCCTGTGAGCTAGTCACCACGACTGCTGCCGTGTTGGCCTCTGCTGCCGTGGTGCCGTAACCCAGAAACACAGTCGTGCTACTGCTAGCGTTGATGATGCGGTACTGGTTACCACCCAAGGTGGTAGACACAGCCTGCACAGCCGTAGGCGCTGCATTAGCGGCTAGGAAGGTAACGGTGTTACCTGTTTTGGTAAACGCTTGGATGCCCATGTTTATGCTCCAGAAATCGTTTCAGCCGCACTGCCGAGTGTGATCGTGTCGTTGGAACTGGCACTGGGCATAGTGTCTACGCCAATGTCAGGTGTGATGACAATGACGTTGATCTCAGACTTGACCCACTTTTCTTCTGACTGGCTCCAATCCCACACAAAGCCTTCTTCCTCTGCAGGCTTGACAGGGCGCACCACCCAACCAGGAGGGAACCACCACACCACTTCCTGACCTTCGCCGGGAGTCGGGGCCACCTCAACTTCAATCCATCCCTCAGTACCGTCTGTCTGAGGCTTGGGAATAGAACCGTTCTTGGAATAGAGCATGGTCACTCCTTACTGAAGCGGGAACGGCGCAGTCGGCGCTGTGAAGTTGGCGGTGTACCGGGCGTAGCCCTTGGTGAGACGAACGTCATCCAGATAACCCGTGACAATTCGATTCGAGTCGAATCCTGCGCGTCCTACATAAAACACATCAGATGCGTTTGTTGTTTGAGAATTTGTGCTTGTAGCCGTGGCATCTACAACACCATTCACAAACAAACGGAACGTGTTTCCGTTTCGACTTACAGCAACGTGCGTCCAAGTGTTGATTGAAATTGCCGTAGCCCCAGTCACTATCGCGCCTGAATAGTTGAAGTTGAACGTCAGGACGTTTGCAGATGTGTACGCAAAGACAAAGCCGTTCAGAGTGCTAGGTGCGCCACGAGAAACCATGCCGGAGTCTGATGCAGCGCCCGACGCTGTTCTGTAAAGCCACGCCTCAATGGTGAAGTCGCCTGAACCAAGATCAGTCTGCGGTGTGGGCGGCCCCGCAAGCCAATCCCCAGTCCCATCAAACGCTATCGACGCCCCGCCGAACTTGCTCTGCGCGGTGCTGATCTGCGCGTTGCCAACCGTTTCAAGGTTGTTCATCATCGCGTTGTCGATGATGCCTGCGTTGGTGAAGTTGGTGAGCAGAGATGTATTGGTAATGGCGGTAAGGGGTGCGGTCGGCGGGGTGAAATTAGCGGTATAGACGGCGGTGCCTTTGACTACACGGAAGTTGGAGATGTACGAGGAAGAGATTATCCCAGTGCCATCTGCTGCCCATGCGCCGATTGCGAAGGCTGCGGAGTTATCGGTAATTGATCCCGCGCTAGTTCCAGTCGCGCCAGATGTGCCGTTGATATACAGCACAAACGAAGACCCATTGCGAACAGCCGCAAAGTGATTCCATTGATTTGCGGTAAACGCGATTGAGGATGCTTGATTAATAACCCACGAACCACCAGATTCAATGAGTAACGACGGCGTTAAACCTGCGCCGTCGTAATAAAGTAATACTCCTGCGGTCGTACCTGAGTTTGCGCGTTTTGAGAAAATGCCGACTGAACCACTAGACGAAACAGTTGGAAAAATCCATCCTTCAATCGTGAAGTTGGAACTGCCCATGTCTAGCGCAGCATTGTCCGCGACGGTGAGATAGTCACCCGTCCCATCCCAGTACCCACTCCCGCCATCAGTGCCTGCGGCATAGGGCGCAGTCGGAGAGAACGGGCTGAAGCGTTGAACGCTCACATCGCCGTTGCGCGTGATGGTGAATGCGTTGGTGCTGTTGTCGATGAAGCGGTTGCTTTGGCAGGTCAGCAGCGAGGTATTGGTGATGGCCGTAAGGGGTGAAGTCGGAACAGTCAGTGTGGACTGCGTTGCATCGTATGGGCCGCTGCCCTTGATGACTCGCACGTTGCTTGCATAGCCGTTGAACCAGTGGTTGCTGTACCCCGGAGTCTGTTGGCCGATATACAGAACACCAACATCAAATGAGAACGAACTGGTGTACGAACCAATGCGAGAGCCGTTGACAAACAGGCCAATAGTCGTGCCAGTGCGGACAAGCGCGATGTGGTTCCAAGTTCCTACAACAATCGGATTTGACACGCTGATCGACGCCGTGCCGCTGTTCTCATAGAACTGGATGACGTTACCGGACGCTAGAGTGTTGATCTGAAATCGGTTGACGACATCTGTGGAAAAAAGAACAGTCGCCCCTGATACCTGATTGATTTGGCTGAAGTTGAACCAACCCTCCACCGTGAAATCAGCGGAGAAGTCAAACGCAGTTGCACTAGTGACCGCAAGGCTGTCCCCGCTGCCATCAAAGTAGTTCGACCAGTTGCTCCCAAACGGCGCGAAGGTGCCCTGCGTCGTGTTGCCGTTGCGCGTGATCGTGAAGTTGTTGGTGCTGCTGTCGAGGAACGTGTTGTTCTGCGCCCCGTTGGTGCCGTTGCCGGGGAGCAGCATCGTGACGTACTTGAAGTATTCGTCTGTGGCTGCTCCACCAAAGCCAGCCAACAGGGCTTGCAGAATTCCGCTCATGTCAGGGCCGTCCCAGAAATGATCCAGTTGGTGCTGGTGATCTTCACCGCCGTAGCCACACCGTACTGTGCTAGTGACCTATTGCCGGTAGACCCAGTGCTGCCTAGGTACATCGTGTCAGTAGTAACCGCAATGGTCACTGCGTTGGCAGACATATTGATGAATGTGATTGCGCTACCCACCGTGAATGCCACGTTGGAGTTGGCAGGGATGGTATAGGTGGCAGCAGCTTGCCCTACAGGATGGAAGATGTGCTTTCCAGCATCACCGATCACCACGTTGTAGGAACCGTTCTGGCTGTTCTGCGGAAGGCCAATAAAGCCTACAGCGTTGGCGCTGTCGGTTACTGTCGCATTGCCAGGGGTTGCCACGATGCTTCCGCTCGTGATCGTCACGTTGGCTAGCGTCATGTTATTGAGCGTGGTCACCGTGTTGCCCAACTGAATGGCGGTGTTGCCCAGCGTGATCGTGGTGGCAAAGTTTTGGTCTAGCTGCGAGAGCGGAATCGCTGCAGTAGCTCCAGCAAATGTATTTGGTACGGGCATATCAGAACCTCACTCTAAGTTCATGTTCCATTTCAAAGGTGTTGACAGTGAACGCAGCAGCGTTGCTGGTCAGGGTCAGGCCCAAATACTTCCCGTATTGTTGAGCATCTGACTTGTAAAGGAAATACCCGGAAGACAGTAGCCAGTTGATTGTCTGGCTAGAGTTGTTGATCCAAGGAATGACCTGATTCTGGTTGTTAATCCATGTCACATTGCTGTTCTGCAGCGTGTACAAAGGACTGGAGCCAGTCTCGCTATCAACGGTTACATTCAGTGTTGCGCTTTGCTCTAACGTGGCCTCAATGCCAAACTTCAAAGCCTGCTTGGTGCGAATAGGGTCACCCAACGGCATCAAGGCAGTCCTGATGGTGGTATTGATAGCCGCCGTATCGTCTCCGTAGAGTTGGTACAGGTCGGTGTTATCCACACCAAAGAGCTTGATAGTGCCTTCTACCGGGACAGATGCCACAAAGTCAATGCTGCCCTGGCTAGTGATAAACCACTTTTTGTCAAAAAAGACGGCTTGCACTTGGCGTGCGGCTTCACCTGGCTCTGCGTAGGTGAAGTTGAACGCCGCGCACAGGATGTTGTTGACCAGGACTTGCCCACCCGTAATCGGCATGGAAAAGTCGATGTTCGGGAAGATGCCATCCAAAGAGTCGGATAGCTTGCTGGTGGTGGAACCAACCAGGGCGTACATCCCGTAGTCGTTCATGAACAGCAAGCTGCGGAAGTACGGGAAGATGGCGTCTGTGCGGCTGGTGCCAATACTGGCACTGACGTTGGTGTTCGTGAACAGCGTGGTGCCTTCTGGCGTTACACGCAGGTCAGAAATGATGTTGATGCTCGTTTCGCCAAAGATGTACAGGAAGTTGTTGGCAGAAATGATGGCCTTGATGTTCCCGCGCAGGGTGGAATCGCTGAGCGTGAGCGAGCCTGCGGAGACAGAAGTGAAGTCGGTTGCACTGTCTGCAGCCGAGTAATACAGGGTTCTACCTGATGCCACCCAGACCCGACCACCGAATGTAGCGATGTCCTGCACATCGTCGGTGTTGACGATAGCCTTGGCTGCTGCGTTGCTGCCGCCCCCACCTGTAATCGTCACCACCACGTTTGAGGTGGCGGTGTAGCCTGCCCCCGGATTGGTCATGATGATCTGGTTGACCGTGTTGCCGCTGACGATAGCCGTAGCATTGGCTTGAATGGTGTAGCCTGTGGCATTGCCGATGGTTACCACCACGTTGGCTGCATTGCTGTATCCAGCCCCACCGTTGGTCACAATGACAGAAACAGTGCCCTTTTTGAACGTGGTGAGCTGCGAAATGGCCGTGGCGTTGGCACCACCTGCCGGTGCAGCCTCAATCGTGACAGTAGGCGGTGAGGTATAGCCTGAGCCTGCTTCTGTCAGAAAGATGCTCGTAACCTGGCCGGTGCTGATGGTGGCCACGGCGTTTGCTGCAGAACCTCCACCGCCAGTGATCGTGACGGTAGGCGTCTTGATGTAACCGCTGCCAAGTTCGGTCACCGTGATGGAAACCACATTGCCGCTAGAGATTGTGGCCGTAGCTTTAGCGGTGATGCTGCCTGCAATGTCAGGGGCAGAGATCGTGACTAGCGGGACTGAGGTGTAGCCGCTACCCGGCGTGTCTACCGTAATCGCACGCACTCCACCCGCTGCGGTGGTGATCGTGGCCTCTGCCAGAGCCTGTACGCCGTTGGCTTCGTTGGGCGCAGAGATCGTGACTACGGGCGCCTGCGTGTAGCCTGCACCTGGATTGGTAATGCCTATAAAGCCAACAGAGTTGCCGCTGACTAGGCTCGTGCCATTCCAGTTATACAGCCCCCGCTCAGGGTCGGCAATGATGACGCGCTCGTTCTTGTATTGCGCGGTGTTCATATCACCGCCCGAGAACGTGCCAGAAGGCGCTACGTTGCCCTTGGCGTCAGTTGTCAGGTCAAAGAATTGGGACGCACCGTTTGCGCTGAAGACCAGAATGTAGTCATTGAGGTCAATATTGGCCGAAGTGATGTGCGTGACCGTGTTGCCAAACACCACCGCATTGGCTGTGCTGTCCTGTACTGCGCTCTGGGCCGGTACGACCTTGATGTTGCCAAACCCAATGGGCATGGCATTCTCAATCCAGGCGAACTCTTTTTCGTCAATCGCAGTGCGGTTGGCCTTGGTGTTAATACCAAGAAAGTTCTTGATGACAGCGTAGGACTTCTTCTGCTCAGCCGCTGCCATGACTTAAATCTGCGAGTATGGATTGGGGATGCGGCGGGTGTACACGGAGTTGAGCACTCCCTGCACATCCTTGAGGTACTGTTGTTTGAAGATTTCTGCTTCTCCGTAGCTCTGCTCCTTGTACTTGGCCTTGTAGGCGGCGTAGAACTGGACAGGGTTGGTGTACGGAGCCTTGATCTCATCTACAGCGTTGGGCGTAGACAGACTCAAGGGCAGAGGAAGTCGGACGGTATCCACTTCAATCGTGTAGGACTGATCGGGTACCGGCGAGATGTAGATGGCTTTCTGGCCGTAGGTGGAGAAGCACACGGGCCTGCCAACATAGTTTTGCCAATAACGAACTTGCGCGTTGAAATCAGACCAAGCTAGATACCGCAGCGGAATGCGTGAATTGCCCCAGTAAAGCGTAACGTTGAGTACATCTAGCGTCTCATCTCCTTGCGGCAAAGCCGAGTAGGGGATGATTTCAGCATTGGCCACATACTTCAGCGTGGCCGTGCCATCCGTGAAGTTTGTGCTGGGGGGGAAAACGTTTGCCCCACTTGGGTAGGGAGGCGCAGACGTGCCGAGGATGCCACCCGACACAACTTCGTAGATGAAGATGTTGGAGAAGATGTAACTGCCAGTCGTGACAGTTGCGCCTTCCGTCCAAATGGTAGCCGCTGTGCCGTCAGGCGCTAGAGGCGTGTAGGAAATCTGAAGAGTACGCAGACAGCCGGTGTCGCGTACTACCTCTTCCCTAGCCTCGTTGATGTAGTCGGTTAGTTCCGACTCGCTCCAAAAGACGCTATTTGCATCGTGCAAGAGGCGTTGCACTTCCAACAGATAGGAAGATAGTGTTGCCATGTAGCGTCCATATCAAGCGACCCTGGCGCTGGTTTTCCCCGCTGCCCGTTTTTCAACGAGCAGGGGAACGACACCAGCCGCCGAGGGTAACGAGCGGCCTTTGCTGGGAGGTTCGGTAGAAATGGTGATCTTACCGAGACGCTCCAATCCTTGTTCGTATTCGGTGTTGAGCCGTACCCAACCCAAGCGGATCAGGTACGGCATCTTGTCAGTGTCTTCATAACCAAAGACATGACGGGCCGCAGCCACAGGCATAGCCGTGGTTTGTCCCGCCTTGAACTCGTAGGCTACGTTGCAGAACTCCGTAGAGAAGTTTTGCTCCGTGCCGTTGGTTATGTAGAGCACATCACTCATAGCGTCACAACGTCACCGAAGACCGTGATGTCGCAAGTGCCACCAGACACCGCAGTGTTCACTTTCACGAACAGAGCGCCTGCGCTGTACACGGTGGTAGCCGCGCCAGCTGCAAGCGTCATGTCCTGGAAGGTCGAGGTGCTGGTGATATTTCCCAACGTGGTTGCAGCGCCAATGGCATTGCTCGTGTTCCCATCATTGCTGGTGAGAACACTGACGTTGCCAGTGGCGATACTCTTGTTGGCGTTTGCAACAACGATACGGCGAACGATGTAGCTACTGCCCCCACTCATGAAGATGGTAGCCACGGCATTGCCCGTGGAACCAATGTTCACGGTGGCGGTTTTGCCAATGCCAAAGTTACCGAATCGGTCAGGATAGAGAGCGCCTACATGATTCGCGTTCATATCGGCTCCTTACGTGTTGTAAGTGCCGGACACAGCTTCACCGCCGTCCACAGTGACGAAGGTCACGGTGGTGTTGGTGGAAGCAGCGTTGACGAACACGTTGATGCCGTCAGAAATCAGCACACCACCCGTATTGCTGGCCATCAGCGTGGTGATGGTCGAGCCGTTGTTAGCGGTGACCGTCACGTTAGCCGTGGGAAACATCAGGTAGGTACCAGCAGGCACAACCGCGCCAGCCGTGGTGGCCGTAACGGTGGTGGTCTGCCAGTAAGCGCCTGCCGAGTTGGTCAGAGCGCCTGCGACGAGGATTTTATTAAGTCCGAGTGCCATGACGAGTTACTCCTTACAGTGTGAGGTAGTTGTAGCCCGTCACTTTGGACATCGCCTTGGGTTTGACGTTCACCAATTCGGCAATCATCAGAACCGCACCGACGTAGCCAATCTGCCAGTTCGGCAGGGTGCTCTCGAAGCCCGTGAACACGAACGAACCTTGCTCATGGATGTAGAGCGACAGGTAGTTAGTGTTCAGGAAGTACACCGTGCCTTCCGGGCAGTACGGATCGGGATAGATCGGCACGCCAGCCACCATCAGGGCGCGGAATGCAGCCTGCGGCCCGTTGGGGTCGCCGTCGAATCCAGAGCCAGGGGTGATGACGTACTGCTCTTGACCCACGAAGTCTTGGGCCAACAGCGTCCAGGTACCGAAACCGCAAACACCGAAGCTGGGCATCTCAGCGCCGTTCTTCACGGTGCCGGAGATGTACTGCAGGATGTTTTGACGGGTCGGGTTGACCGAGCCTGCAGCGTACTGCTTGCTCTTCCACCAGGTATAGGTGGAGCGGTCAATGTTGCCATACGTGCCGGAATCGGCCACGGCCAGCGGCAGACCAGTGAACTGCTGCGTGTTGGTCGTGTTGTTGTACAGCGAGGTGGCCATTGCGTCCATCATCACGTTGGTCGCATCGTTCATGCGAGCTTCGATCAGAGGGATAACGGCTGCGTCTTGCTGAACGGCACCTTCCATGCCCAGGAAAGGCACGGGAGAGATCATCAGCTTGAGGTTGAACTCAGCGTTGTAAGCGCCTTGCTGGACGGACGGCTGAGCGAACGAGCCGCTGTAGTCAGACCACTGAGCGTTTACGAACTGAGCGCCCTGCACGGGCACGACCACGGAAGAGACACCGCCGGAGGCTTGCTGACTGTTGGCAATCAGTGCCGCCATAAGCGGAGTCGAGTTGTACAGCTGTACAACCATCTTGGGAATAAAGGCCCTCCGTGTGACATAGGTCAACTCGGTAAGTTGAGTTGAGCCTGATGCCGGGAGGATGCCACCACCAATAGCCATATGGCCTCCTTAAGTTAGAAATTACCCTCTTTACAGCCCGATGGGTCGCGTAGGTTTACGCAACTCATTCAAGGCTCTCACAGCTTCTTCACGGGCTGCGCCTGCCGGGTTCTTCCAGTAACGGTTCAGGTCAAAGTTTTTGACAGCTGAGGGGTTGTAGCCAGAAGAGGTCGGCGTTGCAGCCTGCTTCATCCACTTGTGATACTCGGCTGCCGTCTCGTGGTTGGTAATACCGCGCTCCAGCATGAGTTTCTCCACAGCCTTGACTTCATCCTCGTTTTCAATGAGTCCCTTTTTCAGAAGACCATCACGGCGTTTCTGCAGGGTTTCCATTGCTTCTTTCTCGCGCAGCTTTGCCTCCAGCTGTTGAACACGCTGGTCATTCTGCGACACCGCCTGTTGGACGGTCTGCTCAAGCTCAAGCTCAGGAATAGGAAGGTCAGGTTGAACCTTCTTAGTCATTCGCAAGAAGTCTTTGCGAGTCGCGGGATTCTCAGCGAGTTGCTTGGCCAGAAGGGCCAGCTCATCACGAGCGGATTGGTCAAGGTTTTCGAGTGACATAGCTTTACCCTCTTATCTGGTTATCAGATAACTTTTTTGCCGTCACCGGGCTTCTGAACAGCCATCGCGTTCTTCTTGTACTTGCTGGCGCTGTCGAGGCCACCAAACTGAGAGAAGCGAGGGGTGTTGACCATTTGGCCGTTCTGCTGATTGTTGTCAGTCGGACGGCGGGGAGCGGCTGCTCCACGGGGCTTGAACAAGTCCATTTAGAACTCCTTACATTTTGGGTTGCAGTGCGCCCATCATGGGAGCACCAGGAATCGGCGCTTGTGCCATAGCACGCCCTTCAGGCGTTGCGCCACCGGCCTGGGGGAGAGATCGCATGAGTTGCATGATTTCAGCCTGCTGCAACTCGTTGGTAGACGCCTTGCGGCCACCGAGCATCTTGTTGAGCTTGGAGATGGCGTCCATGATAGTCTTGCCTTCTTCCGAGTCTGCGCCCAGTGCAGGCAGAGACTGCTCCAGAAGGTCAATGACCATGCCGATATTGACGAGTGCACCTTCTTTGCTGCCCATCTTGGGTTCAGGCGTGGACATCGGAGCACCCATAGGAGGCGTGTCTTCCGACGACATCTCCTCTTTCTCTTCAATCTCCACCTCCATCTTGGGGGCGGTGGTGCCTGCGGAGCGTTGGCCCCGCATGAGTTCCATCAGTTTTTCGGCAGGTACGCTCATGGTCACCTCTTTGGGCGAGTTTGTAAGTGTTTACTTAGCAGTTGTCAAGACTATCGGCGATTATCGCGGTTGTAGCGACCCGAGTAAGTCTTGATATTCGTCTGCCGGTATTGCATGGTCGGAGCCTTTTCCTCGCTACGCAGTTGCTCTGTCGAGTAGCGGGGTTGGTCTGCCGTGGGTTGCTGAGTACCCGAAGACGGGGAGCCGTTGTTCTGCATGGCTGCTCCTTATTGGATGAGGGGCATATCTGCTGACATCCCGCCGCCAGCCTCTTGGGGAGGCTGCGGGATAGATTCGGGAGGAGGCTGCTTGGCTGCTGCGGCTGCGGCCTGCGCGGCAGCTTCCTTTTCCTCCATGATCTTCAGGCGCTCCTTGAGCTGCTGTTTCATGGGAGGATCGACCAAATCCAGCAGCGACTCCTTGTCGATAACCTTGGCGCTGTAGAGCGAGAAGGCCATCTGGCGCATATCTTCCATAAAGATTGGCGAGTTGGAGTGAGCGTCCACTTTCACCATAAAGTCCGTGGTGAACTGATCTGGAATAAATGGCACGCCATGCGTGTCTTTGTAGTGAGTCGGGCTGTAAATCTGCATGGCCTTGAGGTACAGCGTGGCCATCTTCTCTAGCGCATCTTCGATGATGAGCGCACGTTTCTTGGCGCGGCTAGAGCCTAGACGAGCAAGTTGAGAAGCATGGCCCGAAGAGCGAACCCCAGCTTCTCCCCGGCCTTGAAGTACGGACACGATTCCTGATGCCTCTTCAAACATCAGGTCAATCTCACCGATTTCTCTGAACAGGTCGTTAGGAATGTTCGGGGCCAGCTTCTCAACCTTTGCGTTGGGCATATCGGTGGAGAGCAAGCCGCCTGCGCGGTTGAGCGCAAAGTTCTTCTCGTCCAACAGACCCGTGAACCCGATGAGCGCAGTAGGCGGCGAGACTTGCTTGGACAGCAGGTCTAGGATTTCAGCCATGCGCTTGTTGCGGAGTTCCTGCAAGTAAACCAGGCGCGAGACTTCGCTGGCACCCCAGAAGTAGTCGTACAGCGGATTCGGGCAGACCTGAATAAAGGGCAGTTCGCCTTTCATCCACACGGTTTCGCCAGGACGGTCATAGATAATGACATCCGGGTCTGCCTTGGTGATGACTTGGTAGTCCTTGATGTCGTCGTCGTAGACCCAGAGTTCGATCATGCGAACCGTGTCTTCCGAGACTTGGGCCTTGTAACGCTCGTTGCCGCTGAGGTCGAGGTTGACGTTGCCGTACATCGTCGGGTTGACGTTGGACATCAGAATGCGCTCGACACCCTCGGGACTGTCCGTGCGCTGATGCTCGGTGGCACTCACGCGCTTGACGATTTCTTCCCGGCGCGGGTGGCTGTACAGGCGTGCGTACAGCTCACTCTTGGTAATGTAGTATTCCTGGACGATTGCCTCTTGTGCACTCAGTCCTGGGATGTCCTCGCGCAGCACGCCGATGCAGCTCGGCTCCACCAAGTAAGGATGGATGCCCTTGTTGACCACGAGCTTGATGAACGTGGAGTTGTAGCACAGCGACCACGTGACGGCTTGGGAGAAAACCTGGTCTGCGTTGGAGTTGGCCCACTCGTCATTGAGGGCGCGAGTCAACACCGGAATCTTGCTGTGCTCATCGTCAGGCACAGCTGCGCCGGTGACGATAGAAAAGCGGGTGGTTTCAGCCGAATACAGAAAGCTCGTGAGCTGGTCGATATGCGGCTGAATCTTGTTGTACAGGGCTGGGGCCGAATCCAGTCCCGAGCCAAACATGAACCATGACCGAAGACCCAGATAGTCGGCTTTGCGAGAGTTCAGGGAAACTTCGCACTTCTCGATGAGGTCGAGATAGAACTGCTCGCGCTCTAGGTGATCGGTCGGGATTCTCATGACTTGTCAACCTGCAGGTTGTCTTGGTCGGGAATGTAACTTGCAGCGCGTGGCCCCGTCAAATTGCCTGCTTGCTTGGGATGGATGCCCACTTGCTCACCGGCAACCGACTTGAACTGGCCACCCAGCACCGAACCCATGGAGATACTGCCGCCACCGCCCCAGATTACGGAGTCACCAGGCCGCGCCTCCCGCTGTTGCTGCTGAGCCATGATATCGCCTGCCTCTTCAAACTGCTTGTCGGTCAATTTGTTGTTGCGCTTGAGGTAACCCGTCTGGTGTTCTCCCTCGCGGGTGCTCTTGATGTCGGTCATACCGAAATCTTGGGCCAGACCCTCTAGATTCTTGTCTGTTGCTTTGGTTTTGTCGCTCTTGAGGCTCACAGGTTGCAAAAACACCCGTGAAATCTCACCTTTGCAGAGCTTCATGGGGCATTTTGCCTCCCAAGCCTCAAAGATTCCGTGTTCGGAGCAGAAGTAGTCGTGCAGGACAGCCATAAGTTACCCTCTTAGTGCTTCATCTAGGTCAGGTTGTTGATAGTCGTGGCGGTTGACCATGCCGACACGGACTTTGATGCCTTGCGGCGTCAGTTCTAGCTTGGTGGATGGCATCAGAGGGGGCTTAGCCTCACGCCGGTAGTCCACGAAGCGGGTCTGGTCACGGTTTTGCATGATCCGCACCCGTCCCCGCAGCCATTCGTTGTAGCCTTTGCTCACTCTGATCTGCACCATCTCGCTCAGAGGCGCTTTCTTGTACAGAAACACGTCTTTGAAGGTCTGGGTGCCTATGCCGCACAGCTCGCAGAACAGTTTTATGCTGATTCCACGCTCTTTATCGGCGTGAAACCGCTCCATAAGCCTGAAAAGCTCACTTTTTGGCCATATTTTGGTCATTTTTGACCCCAAAAGTAGAGGTCTTTAGACCCCTCATTTACGCTGAATTCGTGCTTCAAAAACAGCTTTTTGAGGTCAAAACTGGCCTCAAAGTCCTCTTTTGTGAGGTTTTTATAGTAATCGTTGGTGAATGGAGCGTCAAAAGGCTTGTTTTTGGCCGTCCCGTGCTCTGCTCTACCCGTTGTGGCGCAGGAAAAGATGACCAGACCGTTGTCTCTGACCATCTCGACCATCTTAAGGAAGGTCTTTTGCCAGTTCTTGTCGTGCTCAAAGCACTCGCAGGAGATGGCCACATCGAATTTGTTGGAAAACGGAAGCTCATGCCCTGCACACACGATGTCTACGCCTGGGCCGGGGCCAACATCGCAGCCGATGTACAGCGTAGGCTCGTAGAAGAACTGCCGCACAGAGCCGTTGATGTCTAGCGACCCCACTTCCACCACCTTGGTGTTTCGAAAGTGCCAGGGAAAGGTGCGGGTAAGGCTTGCGACAAAGCGCATTTGCTCAGGATGGCTCATGACACTCCACTGCGTAGCCTTTTTCTTGCAACCAGTCCAAGAACTCCATCTCTCGGTAGTAGTTACTCACTTCTGAGAGTGGTTTTGTGACTTTGATGTAGTTGTCAGCAGTAAGTTTGCGGGTTGGGCCGTGATGCCCCACGAGCTTGGAGAAGTCCAGGTTGTCGTGCACGCCTGGGCCTGCGTACTCCATGCTGAAGTGCTTGGCCACCTCCACGGGGGCGAACTTGATGCCGTGCTTCTCCAGGTCTGGGCGCAGGAAGGTGCACAACTGCACGTCCTCGTTGCAGAAGGGTTCTACGTCAAAGTGCTTCCAGAGGATGCCGCTCTTGGCAAGCTGGCGCAGAAACTTGCGGGAGCGCAGGGAGAAGCCTCCGTTTTGCACCACCAGTGCGTTTTCCTTGCCCACCCACGAGAACTGCAGGTGATAGTTGTTGCCAATCATGGCAGCGTGTGCAGGCGCACCGATGTAGTCGTACTGGTAGTAGTCCTCGGTGAAGTTCTTGCCGTCTAGCACCCACCCGTCGTCCTGCACCACCAGGCAGAACTCTGTCTTGATGTAGGTGTGCAGGCAGTACATCATGAACAGGCTGTACTGCTTGTAGGTCATCTTGTGGCACTTCTTGTGCCGGATGTGCTTAGGAAGGGTTCGTGGCCTGCGAGGAGAGATCAGCAAGCCCTGAGAGCCGGGAAGTTCTGCCAGCGAACGCTCCAGCGCAGGGATGGCGCTTTCTCCGTTGTTGTGGCCGTAGATGGCCACTACTGTGAGCTTGTCATGCACTGCCGTACATCCCGATCTTCTTGAGGTAGTCGGCCACATTGCGCCCTATCTGGGCTTCCTGCACCGTCATGTTGTCTTGGGCTTGGGAGATG